TTTCAACATGAGCTTGATCATATGAATGGTATTCGTTACACTAGCAGAGCAAAACCATTAGCACTACAAACGGCTAAGAAGAAAAAAGACAAACTACTTCATCGTTATAGGAAAGCAAATGAAAGATTGGCAGCACGGGTACGAACTGGATTACCTCAAAACACTTGAATCACTTTACGCCGACCATAACAAGTTTGCAGATTCACCTTTTGCTGAATACAAGAAAAACAACATTGCAGAAGATTTACACAAAGGTCTTTTGCAATTAAGTGATTCTGGTTCTCATGTCTTATCCAAGGTAAGCAAGTCATCACCCATCACAATGTATCAAGGTATTAGTATTGGAACTAAAGTACCTGGTGATTATGTGATTACCAAACTTCGTGGCACTGATGATTATATTGAAGATGTTTGTAAGAATGCAGAAGGTAATACTTGGCTATATGTTTGGGCAGAAGATAAAAATACCAGACATATTGTACAACAACATTTAGAATACATTGGTGCCAAGATCACCACATTTGGTGAAATCTATAGTGTTTACTTTAAAGAAGGTGTAATACCGAGGTCTTTTCCAAAAGTTGATCCTGTCGAAAAGATTGCCATAAAACAGTTGAATATTTCTGTCGATTCTGATATCATAGAACAACTCGCAGCTAAACTAGAAAACCTAAATATTAAATTCCAGAATCATTACAGCAACTACAACAAGAAAAAATCTTGGTCAGCAATATCTCTGCGTGGTTATACACCAGATATTATGCGTATTGAAAAACCTGTAGAGATGAGTAAGAAATGGAAAGAGGAACACAAAGATGAAGAATTTTATCTCCAAGACACTTACCTTCGTGCTGAGTTTCCAGAGATTGATAGATTACTTGAGTTTCTTGGCGATGCGGAACTACATCGTGTTAGGTTCATGCGTCTTGTTCCTGGCGGTGGTGAGCTTACCCGTCATACAGACCAAGTGGATCCAGATTCTGGTCTTAACATTGATTGTTTATCTAGGTTACATTTTCCTATTCGGACTAATCAAAAAGTTAGGTTCGGTGTTTGGGAGCCGACGGGCAATAAAAAAGAAGTCAACATGAAAGTTGGTGAGTGTTGGGTGCTTGATACAAGAAAACCACACACAGTCATTAATGAAGGTGATGAAGATAGAATACATCTAGTTGTTGATGTAAAGACAAACAAAAATCTTAAAGAGCTGATACTACAATGAAATGGTTTTATGAAAAGAACAGAGAACTTCTAGATTCTCCTGTCAATAAATACTTTGAAGAAGTTCTCTGGATGTCCAAAGATGAATTTCGTCAATGGGTAATCGACCTTCGCAAGACTGTTGTAGATTTATGGGATAATCATAATCTTCCACCAAGAGTTGGCTATGATGAACAAGAAATCATAGAACAATTTAATCAAATGCACTCTTTCCCTGTACATAAGTTTGAAGTGGTCGATGAGTTGACAGGCGAAAAAGATGTAATTAGAAATACAAGTGTTGTAGGCAATGCTGTCAATCAATGGTTTCCTACCATGATGAAAACACGCATTAACTATACAAAAAAAGATGATGGTAAATCCATCTATGATTATTTTGCAAAGGATGAATTACTTGACACATTTATCACATATGCTACCCGTCATTTTAAACGGGATTCTTTTTACCATTATTCTTTTGTTGCTAAATCGAATGAGCTTGAGCGTTATGGATATCTTCCGGTATCCGATGATGCTGTTCGATGGATTACTGAATTCGAGAAAGAGTTTAGGAAGCAAGAGAAATGGGACTACTGGCTCCAACCAAAAGACATAGACAAAGAATATACTGGTTACAATGAAGAATTAAAGAATCAGAAATATCTGATTATACATAAAGATGATATAGAGAAATTAGATATACCAGACAGATGTAAAACAAATGTTGATTATGAAAAATCTGAACACTATGCTATCAGACCATATGAGTTCAAACAAAAATTATTTCCTGTTGGACTCAAAGCTTTTCGTGTTTCATTCTGTCAATATGCTGTAAATTTTCCACCACTAACTGCAAAGTATTTGTATGAAAAATTCACAGAACACCTTATTGGACAACCTCTTATCCGCATTTATGATCCTTCTTCTGGTTGGTCTGGGCGCCTGCTGGGTGCTATGTCTATTTGTGACAACAGGAATATTTTATATATTGGGACTGATCCTAATACCGATCATAATACTAGCCCAGGTCGTACAAAATATCATGAGGTCGCAGACTTCTACCGAAAAAATGTGAACAAAGGTGGTCTTTGGGCAGACGAACATTCTCATACACAAACAGAAATATATCAATTAGGTTCTGAAGTAATACGAAATGATCCAAACTTCCAAAAACACAAAGGCAAACTTGATCTTGTCTTTACATCACCACCTTACTTTGCTAAAGAAGCATATTCAGAAGATCCAACACAATCATATAAAAAGTTTGGGCAATATGAAGAATGGAGAGAAGGCTTCTTACGACCCACACTTGAAACTGCTGTTGAATGGTTACAGCATGATCGTTATCTGCTCTGGAATATTGCCGACGCTGTGTTTGGAGGTGATATGCTACCACTTGAAGAAGATAGCAGAAAAATTTTAGAAGAACTTGGTATGCAGTATAAAGGTAAACTAAAAATGTCTTTGGCTCAGATGCCTGGTGGCAATCGTGTTGATTCTGAGACTGGTTTACCAAAAGCAAAGAACTTCTGCAAAGTAAATGGTATGTGGCTAAAATATGAACCGGTATTCATTTTCTATAAACCATAAGTTTACCACTAAAAAGCTTGACACACACACTACATAATGATATGATTTGAAAACTTGCTGATAAGCAAGGCAATTTAATTTGTTATTTTTTTATTAGGAGATTGATTATGGCAACTAAGCTATCTGCAAAACAACGCATGTTGAACGCTCTCAAGCAAACCGAAGGCTACAACACTTTTACAGTAGAACAAGCACAACGCCGTTTTGGTGTTCAAAATGTTTCTCAGCGTATTGAGGAACTACGCAAGGAAGGTTACTGCATCTACACCAACACAAAAACACTTGGCGATGGTAGCAGAGTGAAGTACTACAAAATGGGTACACCTACTCGTAAACTCGTTCAAGCAGCACTCAAAGGTGGATTTAGTTTTGCTAACTAATCCATAACAAACGAAGAAGGAGACCTACCTTTGGTAGTCTCCTTTTTTTACATCTAGAGGTCAAAATGGAAATAAGTATTAAAACAGAAGAACTAAGAAAAAAAAGCATATTCATAGCAACACCTATGTATGGTGGCATGAATCATGGCCTTTATATGAAAGCTTGCCTTGATCTACAAGGTATGTGTATGCAATATGGTGTTGCTACTAAGTTTTCATTCCTATTTAACGAATCATTAATCACAAGAGCAAGAAACTATCTTGTTGACGAATTCCTAAGTCGTTCTGACTGTACACATCTGTTATTTTTAGATTCAGATATCAGTTTTGATCCTAGAGATGTTATTGCACTATTGGCTTTAGATAAAGATGTTATTGGTGGTCCATATCCTAAAAAAGCTATCAAATGGAAAAACATTAAGACTGGAATGCAAAAACATCCAGACATGGAACCACAACATTTAGAAAAACTTGCTGGAGATTTTGTTTTCAATCCCGTCAAAGGTACAGCACAATTTAGTGTTACTGAACCACTTGAAGTTATGGAGATTGGTACTGGTTTTATGATGGTTAAAAGAGAAGTGTTTGCAAAGTTTGCAGAAGCTTATCCTCACCTCAATTACAAACCAGATCATGTGGGTCAAGCACATTTCGATGGTAGTAGACAGATTCATGCGTATTTTGATACCGTCATTGATAAAGGTTATACTTTTGAAGATGCACATCAATTGATTCAGAAGGCATCAAAAGGTGAGAATGTAGAATCCGAAGCAAAGAAACTTCTTGGAAAAGAAGAAGAAGCATCACATCGATATCTGTCTGAAGATTATATGTTCTGTCAGTGGTGGAGAAACATTGGTGGAAAAATTTACCTGTGCCCATGGATGAAAACTGCTCACATTGGAACTTATCACTTCAATGGAGACATGCCAGCAATTGCAAACTTTGTTGGAGAAATGTAATGGGAGAAGGTCGTAAATTTGATGGAGGTAAACTAGAATATGGTTTGCTTCCACCATTAGCTCTAGAAGAAACTGTAAAGGTTCTTACTTTTGGTGCTCAAAAATACGAACGAGATAATTGGAAAAATGTACCTGATTCTAAACGCCGATACTTTGATGCGATGGAAAGACACATCTGGGCATGGAAAAAAGGTGAGCAATTTGATCCTGAGTCTGGCATACATCACTTGGCACATGCTATGTGCTGCTTGATGTTTCTGTATGAACATGATATACTATATTCACTTGAACTTGATAATGAGGAAACAAAATGAAACTTTCAAATGAAACAATGACCATCTTGAAGAATTTTTCTGGTATCAATGCTGGAATTCTATTCAAGCAAGGCAAAACACTATCTACAGTGTCATCAACAAAAACAGTTTTGGCACAAGCAACATTACAAGAAGATTTTCCACAAGAGTTTGCGATTCACGATTTGACAAATTTTCTTTCTGTTTTGTCTCTGAGTAAAGATACACCAGAACTTGATTTTGATGATCAACACATCATCATCAAAGCACTCGCTGGAAGAAGTAAAATCAAATATCGGTTTGCTGATAAAAAAATGATTATTACTCCACCAGATAAAGCTGTTGTTATGCCATCGCAAGATGTATCATTTACCTTAAATGAAAGTGATTATGATTGGATTACAAGAACAGCAAATGTCTTGGGTTCTCCACATATCGCTATTGAAGGAAAAAACGATAAGCTAAGAATATCTTCTTTTGATGCAAAAGATGATGCTGCAAATGTCAACTCTGTTGATATTGACGATACAGATAAAGTATTTAAGTCTGTATTTAAAACAGAAAATTTGAAAATGATTCCTGGTAGTTATGATGTAACTGTTTCATCAAAAGGAATTTCACATTTCAAAAACAAAAATGTAGCGATTGAGTATTGGATTGCTATTGAAAAAGACGCCTCTAACTTTGAAGGATAATTATGTTAGTTTTATTTACAGAAGTACATTCACAAGATACTATAGCTATTAATCCCGATAAAATAGTTTCAGTTCTTACCGTTAATAGTGATGGTAATCCTGAAGCAAGTAACTTTGTTGGAAAAACTGCTATAGTTTTGATTAATGGTAATGTTCTTGTTGAAGAATCGTTTGTAGAAGTTGTTGGTAAATTGAATGGTGAATTGCGGTAATATGTTGTATATTTTTATTATGGAGATTGTGAATGAACGACCAAATTCTTTGGGTAGAGAAGTATCGCCCTCGTAAAGTAGAAGATTGTATTCTTCCCGACAACATCAAAACAACATTTCAGGAGTATGTAGACAGAAAAGAGATTCCAAATCTTCTTCTGTCTGGTTCTCCTGGTGTTGGAAAAACTACGATAGCAAAAGCACTTTGTAATGAAGTAGGTTGTGATCATATCGTTATCAACGGTTCTGATGAATCGGGTATTGATGTTCTACGAAATAAAATCAAAAATTATGCATCAACGGTAAGTTTGACTGGTGGTAGAAAAGTCATTATTATTGATGAGGCTGATTATCTAAATCCAAATTCAACTCAACCTGCTCTGCGTGGAGCAATTGAAGAATTTGCATCAAACTGTTCTTTCATCTTTACTTGCAACTTTAAGAACAGAATTATTGCACCTATTCATTCTCGTTGCACTGTTATTGATTTTAAAATCAATGGTAACAAAGCAAAACTTGCTTCACAATTTCTAAAGAGAACCGAATGGATTCTTTCTGAAGAAAACATCAAATATTCTAAAGATGTAGTTGCTGCTGTCATCATGAAGCACTTTCCAGATAATCGTAGAATTTTGAATGAACTTCAAAGATATGGTGTATCTGGAACTATTGATGAAGGCATTCTTGCTTCGGTTTCGGACATTCAAACTAAAGAACTGATCACAGCACTAAAAGAAAAAGACTTCGGTTCTGCTCGTAAATGGGTTACAAATAATCTAGATAATGATCCTACACTTGTTTATCGTAAGCTTTATGATAGCATGTATGATTATTTGAAGCCTAGCTCTATTCCTCAAACTGTCTTGATTCTGGCAAAATATCAGTATCAGTCTGCTTTTGTTTCAGACCAAGAAATCAATCTTGTTGCTTGTCTGATTGAACTGATGGCAGATTGTGAGTTTGTATAATGCCTGATCTGTTCAAAGATATCGTACCGTCGATTCTTCAGACCAAACAGAATGTCTTGGTGGAAGAACATGACGAAAAAGACTATAATCCGTATATCGTCAATCGGGCACTATCTTATCATTTAGACTGTGTTCCGTATGCGAATCAGATAAACCAGGTTCATTTTGTCGATAAAAAACTACAGTACCACTATCTTCTAAATAGTATCAGACAGATGAAACGGAAGTTCCAACCGTGGCAGAAGTCTGAGGAAGATAAGAATCTTGCTTGTGTGAAAGAGTATTTTGGGTACTCTAACAGCAAAGCCAAAGAGGCTCTCCGGATCTTATCTGATGAACAAATCGCTTATATAAAAACAAAAACAGATAAAGGCGGAGTGAGGAAATAATGATTCGTATAGAAGATATGGTTGAAGTGACGCTAAATGAGAAAGATGATTTTCTGAAGGTTCGTGAAACATTGACTCGCATTGGTGTTGCATCCAAAAAAGAAAAATTGCTTTATCAATCTTGCCACATTCTACACAAACAAGGAAAGTACTATATCGTACATTTCAAAGAATTGTTTGCGTTAGATGGCAAGCCTACGGACATTACAGAGAATGATCTGGCTCGTAGGAATACGATTGCTTTGCTACTAGAAGATTGGGGACTCCTAAAATTGATAAATGCAAAAAAAGCAGATGACCTACAAGTCAGCTTATCGCAAATCAAGATTATTGGTTTCCGTGAAAAAGATGAATGGCAACTAGTACCAAAGTACAATATTGGTAAGAAAGCAAAAAAAGATTGACAAAAAATCCTTAGTGTGATATAAATATGAGCGTAGATGCCTTCGGGGTCTACACTTTTATTAACTCGCTTAACTAAGGAGACTTTCATGACTCTTACCAATCTATTCCCTTCTCGTTCCGTTTATGAGCCATTTACTGTTGGTTTCGACAAGCTGTTTGACCAGCTCCAAGATACTGCAAACAACATTGCAAAAAATGCTCCGAACTGGCCACCATACAATATCAAAAAAGTAAAAGACAACAAATATGTCATCGAAATGGCAGTTGCTGGTTTTGCTAAATCTGATATTGAAGTTACAGTAGAAGGAAACAAGCTCGTTATCAAAGGTGCTTCTCAAGATAACGAAGCCGAAGATTACCTGTTCAAAGGAATTGCTAATCGTGCATTTCACCGCACATTCACTATTGCCGATAAAGTAGAAATCAAAGATGCAGAAATTGTTAACGGAATGTTAAGAGTTTGGCTAGAAAATCTTTACCAAACTCAAGAATCTGTTAAGAAAATTGCAGTTAAAGACGCTACAGATACCAAATCTGAGTAATGGCAATAATGGTGGGGTGCAATGCCCCACCTCTTGACAATTGAGATTGACTTTGATATACTAGATACATCATGAAAAAAACAGTTCAAAAACCTAAAGAAATCTTGCAAAAGGTTCGTAATCGGCTTCACATTGATGAGGTCTATTACACCTACTCTCATTGGCCTACAAAGGACATTGATGGTGTTGCATTCCTTCCTATTATTAAAGAAATAACTGAGCATCCAAAAGTTTTTTATATGCGTAAAGATAACTTGGAGTATGTCAAATGATTTTAAATAAATTATCACAGGCAATGTATAATCGTAGGATCTTTAATCCTAAGAATAGAAAAGACTTAGATGCATATGGTTATTTTATTCGTAATAGTAAGTGGGAGAATGGATGTCCATTCTGGCTAGAATGGCCATATCAAAGTGTACCTGCTATGATTAAAGATAAAATTGTTCGTAATATGTTTGATGTAGATACGAAAGAATTTGTATGAAAAGATACATGGTTGAAACCGTGAGTATTTTTCGACACCGCTATGTTGTTGAAGCCAAAGAATCAGATCATGCATGTGATGAAGTTATTTGCAATGATGGTAATCTGAAAGAGTTTTCTCAGTATCATGTAGATGAAAATATCTGGTCTGTTGCTGAACTCAATGATGATCAAGAATACCTTGAGATGTTTGATATGGACAATGATTATCTCAAAGGATGGGATAACGAAAAGAAATTTTCATTCGTTAATAAGATAAACTACGAAGAATAACTGGCGTTAGTATAATGGATAATACAGGGGATTTCTACTCCCTTAATGTGGGTTCGATTCCTGCACGCCGGACCAAAGTAGGGCCGAAAGCATAAGTGGTATAGGCAACCGACTCATAATCGGTAGACAGAGAGTTCGAATCTCTCTCGGCCCACCAACAAATATGAAACAAAAATATATTAGAGCATACATGGATGTAGCAAAACGATTTGCTGAATTATCATCAGCAAAGCGGCTACATGTTGGCGCCATTATAGTCAAAGATGACAGAATTATTTCTATTGGTTATAATGGTATGCCACCAGGTTGGTCAAATATATGCGAAGATGTTACGGAAGAAGGAACACTAAAAACTAAGCCAGAAGTGATTCATGCTGAAGCTAACGCCATAGCTAAACTAGCAAAAAGCACAGAATCTGGCAAAGATGCTACTATGTTCCTTACTCATGCACCATGTATTGACTGTGCCAAGCAGATTTTTACTGCTGGTATCAATACTGTTTACTATGCTCAGGAATACCGCTCTACCGAAGGATTAGAGTTTCTAAGAAGATGTGGTGTGAACATTATATACACACCAGAGCCGTCAGAAAGGTCGGAGAGAGGTTAGAATATAAATACTGATGCGTAGTGGGTATACAAAGGAAAACCCATGCAATTCAGAATCAAAAAATGTCCAGAGAAAGACTTCAGACCATATGTTCTTGGAGCAGCCTACTATTTTGCCGAGCAACTCATCCCAAGTACAAGAATTCGTAATAATTGTAAAGTTACCATTAAGTTCAATTCTAAACTAAACGAATATGGATATGCAAGTATACAGAAGTTCAATAGCAGAAAACAGCCTAGACAATTCCTGATAGAAATACATTCCGGAATAGGAGCAAGAAATATATTGGAAACTTTGGCTCATGAGATGATACATGTTAAACAATATATCATGAATGAGACTGATGATGGTTTGACTAGATGGAAAAATAAGAAGATAAATTCCGAGAAGGTTGACTATTGGGATCACCCATGGGAAATAGATGCATATGGTAGAGAGCAAGGATTACTATATAGATTTACTGTAATGCATGAGTTGTGGAATGTATTTACAGAGTTCAAGAATCCTACTGAACCAATAGTTTCAATTCCGATAAGATGGAAAATTAATTAAAAAGCAACAAAAAAGCTCTTGACAAATCAAAAAGTTTACTATATACTCTTAACATATTAAATTTACTTAGAAAGTACGAAATGTTGTCCATACATAAACCCATAACAAGTCAGCCAGAGTATCGCACAATTAATTGCGGCGATGCGTCATGGTTTACCCTCGGGGTCCGTGTATAGACAAGAAATCTAAACTCTAAACACAAGACCCCTAGCCGAAAAGTTAGGGGTTTTTTGTTTACTGTTGGGATATAGTGTAACGGCAGCACCGCAGACTTTGACTCTGTTAGTCTAGGTTCAAATCCTAGTATCCCTGCCAAGTTTTAAGGAAGTGTGGATGAGTGGTTTAAATCAGCAGTCTTGAAAACTGCCGACTGTAAAAGGTCCGTGAGTTCGAATCTCACCGCTTCCGCCAAATAGGAGAAGAAATGAATACAGCAATCATACTATTAACAATACTGGGTTATTGGATAGCAATGGGTTTTACTGTGGCTGCTATGATGTTTCTTTTTTATAAGTTTGCTGTAATTGTTGGAGAGTTGCCTGAGTGGTTAAAGGAGCGGTTTGCTAAACCGTCGTTGCGAAAGTGACGCATAGGTTCGAATCCTATACTCTCCGCCAGATTAAGAAAGGAGTACCTATGGATGGCTGCGATAGTTATAGTAGTTATTTTTGTACTCCTATATTGGAGTGTTAAGAACGACCTTCGGTAGCTCACGGTAGAGCAGGATGCCTTATAAGCATTTGTCCAGATAAGACCCAGGATGTGGTTCGACTCCACACCGAAGGACCAGAACAAAGGTAAGGTGGCTGAGTGGTCCAAAGCAGCAGTCTGCAAAACTGTAAAACCGTCGGTTCAAATCCGACCCTTACCTCCAGTTGCAAAAGTAGTAACATGTTGTATTTGTACAACACGCTTGACAAAACGATTGAGCCAATGTACAATGATGTTTCTGTAGTTGAGTTTCTTTAACAATTTAAGTTTCAGTGGACCGTTCGTCTATCGGTTAGGACATTGCCCTTTCACGGCAGTAAGAGGAGTTCGATTCTCCTACGGTCTACCATATTGAAGCACATTATTTGTGACGCTGGGAAGGACAAGATTCAGCGGTAAATAAATCCTTTATTAGTGTGCTTCAATATGGTTTCCGGTTACTACTTTCCATAAAGTAGCGTGTGGCGACGATAACTGACCCGGTGGCAGCAAACCGTTAGCGAGGCAACCCCTCAGGCACTGCTAGGCAGTATCTCTCTGCACACAGACACCAAATAAAAGAGATGGACAGGGTAACAACTCAGTAAGGGGCTTGCCTGGAAAACAAGTAGCCTTAGCAAGAATTCATTTTTTTTACAAAGGAGTCCTGTCATGGATAGTGACAAGAGTGGTAAGATAATGGGTGCGTAACTCAATGGCAGAGTAATCGGCTTTTAACCGGTAAGTTGTGAGTTCGAGTCTCACCGCACCTACCATATAAAAACACATTTTGATGCCTATAAGGTTAACTAGTTGATCGCAGTTAATACGGTGTGTGATAAGTGTGTTTCTATATGGCACTTTAGTTCAGTTGGTTAGAACGCTGCCCTGTCACGGCAGAGGTCAGGGATTCGAGTTCCCTAAGTGTCGCCAAAAAGGAGACAAAATGAAAATATGTCCGAAATGCAATAAAGAACATGATAAATCTGGAAAGTTTTGCAACAGAAGTTGTGCTAATAGTAGAACTTGGACAGTTGAAGATAGACTGAAAAAATCAGATTCTATGAAAAAATATTTATTGAACAATGAACATCCATCAAAAGGTGCACCAGGATGGAAACACTCTAAAGAAATGAAAGAATTGAAGCGAATAAAAAGTTTAGAGTTTTGGGATAAAAAAGGAAGACTTCCAGAAGAACATGTAAAATTAAAAAATAAATTAGGTGTGAGTGCATATAGAGCAAGAAAATATAATGCAACACCAGAAAATGTAGATAAAAACTTAATTAAAGAAATATACAAAAAATGTCCTACAGGATATGAAGTAGATCATATAATTGCAATTGCTGA